TCAGGTCAGCGGCAGGGACAGCGGCGGCGACAGCGCGAAGTCGCCCGCCTGACGAATCTCGAGGGAGCATCCCGGCGGCAGTCCGGCGAGATCGGCGGCGCCGATGTCGAGGGTGGGCGACGCCCGCTCCCACGGGCCGATGCCGGCGACGGGCGGAGAAATCGCAATGCGCCATACCTCGCGGCTTTCGCCCATCGGCAGATCGACATGATCGCGCCAGCCGGTATCGACGCGGCTGCGCCGGATCCAGCCGACCGTCACACCCCCTGCGCCGTCGGGCCGGATCTGCCCGTGTACCGGTGCCAGGGGCCGCAACGCCCGGCTCGCCCCCGGCACGGCGGCGTCGCTGAGAGCCGTCCCGCCGCGCGGCGCCCATTGCAAGACCGCCCCGCCCGCTTCCGTCCATCCGCCAACCGCTTCGGGCAACGAGAGCAGCGCGGGATCGTCGAGCAGGACAAAGGCTGTGCCGGGCATATGCGGCACATCACTCACAGCGCCCGCACGCCCGCGCAGCAACCGCGACAGACGCCATATCCCCGGCGCCACGATGTCGGCGATGCCGAATTGCAACAGTTCGCCGCCCACCATCGCGCGGTTCGCGCCGCCAAGCAGCGCCGAATCCTCCACCGATTCGAGCGTCATCGCCGGATTGACCAACTCGACCAGCAGATTGTTCGAAAGGTCGAAGATATCCTCGGCGCCCGCCGCGAGCGGCGCAGCAAGCTGGCCCAGTGCCGCTGCCGGTCGCAGCACACCGACAGGGATCGGTTCCGCCCCCGGCGCCGCGACGAGCCAGCAATCGGCGCCGCGCCAGCCATCGTTGCTCCCGGCCCCCGCGACCAGAATATGCGGTGCCGAAGCGGCCGGATTGCCGATATTGGGAAGATCGAACAGGTGGACCCTGCCGACGGCATCGGGCCAGTCGGGCGCAGGAACCGAAATTCCGGGCGCTGCCGGAAGCTCGACGGCCGGCAGCGGCGCATGGCGCTTGAGTTCGAGCAGGACGTCGCGCGCCCGGACCGTCCGCCCCGCCAGCCGCCACGCACTGCCGTCGGCCAGCGTCACCACGCGGCCGACCGGCAACGCGAGCGCGGTCAGGTCGGCGTGCCAGATCAGCGTCTCGCGCCCGTCGGCGGCGGCTCGCGCCAGCCGCTGCGCCAGCGCGCGCGCCGACCCAGCGGACAGGACCGCAGGCAGGTCGATCCGCTCTTCGCGCACGCCGCCGCCGGCAACGCGGCTCGACTGCTGACCAAGCTGAAAATCGCGATCGGGCTCGTAATGACGCAGCCGGATCGAGCCGGGCAGTGCCGACAGCGGCGCGCGGCGCTGTTCGGCCCGGTCCGCCTGCGCCTCGCCCCGGCCTGCCTCGCGAAAATCGCTCAGCGCCAGCGATGCACCCGCCAGCCCGGTGGGCGCCAGACGCCACAGGTCGGGGCCGCTCGCGAGGCGGACGCCGTCGACGTCGAACAGCGGCCGCAGCGCGTCGCGCGCCCGGTCGCCCGATGCCGCATAGCCCGAAAAGGGCCAATCGCCGACGCAAAGGCCGGCCTCGCCGAGCAGGTTGTTGCCGACCAGTCCGGCGTCGATGCTCCCCGCATCGGCCTCGACCTCGAAGGTCAGCGAGGGAATCCGGTTGCCGAACGCCCCCAGCTCCAGATCCTCGAACACCGCATAGGCAAGCCCGCGAAATGCGCTCGCCGAACCGATCCCCAGCGCCGAGGCGATCAGCGGGTCGACCGCCTGATCCTCGCTCCCGTCGTGCCAGCGAAAGGTGCAGCGCTCCTGGAACGTCCCGCTCGATCCGCGCAGCAGATTGCCATCGGCCCAGATCCGCCCGATGCCGCCAGCCGGCCGCGACGACAATGCGACCGCGAGCGACACCGAATAGCTGTATTCGGTGGTCGACGGCCGCCCCTTGCCGCCGCCCCGCTTGCTCCGCCGCTCGATCAGGTCGGTCGCCCAGATCACGCTCCCCGCGACGCGCATCGTCCCGAACAGTTTCGGGATTTGCTGGCCATAGGTCGACGCCTGCACCTTCAGGTCGGCCAGCCGTGGCCCTTCGCGCCCTTTGGGGGCAAAGATCGCCGCATCGACCTGCTGGCCGATCGCCGCACCGAGGGCCGCACCGACCGGTCCCCCGACAATCCCGCCGACCACCGTCAGCACCAAAGTCGCCATTGCTATTCCCCGTTATGAAAGGCGCCAGCGCGCCGCCGCGTGCGCCGTCGAGTCGAGCGGTGCTTCCACCACGCGGCGCAGCCCGGCATGGGCGTGAATCAAGGTCTCCGCCCCCAACAGGCCAAGATGATATTGCCGCGCCGGATGCACGATCAGCGCGACATCGCCGACACGAACCGCATCGACGGCGGCGCAAAACCCGGCCGCCGTCAGCCCAGCCTCGATCCGGTCGCGCGGCCAGCCGCGCAGCGGATAGTCCACAGGCCGCACCAGCTCCCGCCCCGCCGCGGCATAGGCCGCCCACACCAGCCCGGCGCAATCGAGCCCCGTCGCCGGGTTCCACCCCTGCGACCGGAATGGCGCTCCGATCATCGTCCGCGCTGCCGCAAAGGCACGCGCGCCAGGGTCATCCACCCGGATAGCGCGTCAGCAGGTCGTTCCCCGGCAGGTGCGCCTCGCCGCGAAAATTCACCGCATTGCCAAAGCGGTCGCGGCACGTCGCCAGCTGCCGGTCGCATCCTTCGATCAAGCGCACGCGGACCGGCTCCGTCGGGGCGAAAGCCGGCGCCTCGGCGAGGTGCAGGACCGCCCCGTCGGCCGCGATCACCGGGCTGGCAAGGCCGCAATTGGCGCCCTCGATCCACATCATCTCGCCAAATCCCATGCCGTCCGCCACGGCGTCGAGCGTCACCGCACGGCCGTCGACCGCGATCACGCGCCGAAAATGCGTCAATGGCGCCAGATCGACGCGGCACGCGCGGTCGCCCAGTTCGGCGCGACACGACGGCGACGTCGCAGGACACACCGGGCGGTCGAGCAACCGCGTCACCCCCTGCAATTCCGCCGAAAACGCCGCCCCGCGCCGCTCGATGGCGCCCAGTGATCCGCGCGCGACCGTCACCGGTGCCATGTCGGGCGCGCTCCAGTCGGTCACCAACAGTAAGAGTTCCGCCCCGTCCCAGCGCCCGGCATCGAGGTCGCGCGCCGCAATCGCATCGCTGGCGATCGCGCCCTCCAGGTCCATCGTCGCGGCGTCGAGGCTGTCGCTCGTCTCGAGCGCCGACGGCTTCATCCCCGGCGCCGCGCGATAGGCGACACCCCCGATAGTCAGGTCGCGGTCGTGCGAGGTCAGCCCGATCACCACCCCGTCGCGCCGCGCCAGCCGCCAGCACCAGGCAAGCGTCACCACTTCCTCGCGCAGCCAGTCGGGCGCCGCCATCATCGTCATGTCGAAGCTCTCCGGGGCGCCCGCACCTCGATCAGCGGTACGCTCGCGACCTCGCCCGCGAGAAAGGTTGCGCGGCTCGCCTCCAGCCGGTCCTCGGCGAAGCGCACCGGCACATCGAACAGATACCCCGCGCGCACCGTGACGCCCATGGCGGGCGCCGCATCGAGAAGGATCTCGCCCGCATCGGTCGTCGCGAACGCCGCGGTCTCCAGCCCGTCGACCGAAACGCGAACGCTGGCCTCGACCGGCAGCCGGATGCGCCGCACCTGTTCGGCCTCGCCCGCGCCATAGCGCTTCACCAGCGCGAACTGCCGCCGTACCCCGTCGCCGACCCCGAGCATCTGGTCACCCGCCGTCGGCAGCCTGCCATTCGCCGCCGAGCTGCTGTCGAACGGGTCGCGAAAACGGAACGCCCGCGCAGCGCCGCGCCGGGCGCGGAAAAAGTCGGCGAGCAGCCGCACATCGGCCTCCGACCTTATTCCCGGCCCCGCATCGTAACGCATCCGCGCCTCCACCCATTCGCTCGCGCGCTGCTCATGCCCCGACGGCGAGCTCACGATCTGCGTCGAAAATTCGGTCGCGACCATCGCTTCGCGCCCGATCGCCAGCGGGAAATCCACCGCATCGAAAGCCTGCACCGCATCCTCCCCGTCAAATGTCACAAAGCCGTCGCGCGCCACCTGCGGCAGCGCCCAGACAAAGGTCTGCGCTACCCCCGCGCGCCGCGCGCCATCGGCGGCATCGGCGATCGCCGCCCACTGCGCACGATCTTCTGCCCGCAGCACGAACCCCGAAAAATAATGCTGTTCGTCAATCGGATAGCCGAGCTGCAGCACCATCGCCGCACGCGCACCCGCCGTCTCCGCCCCGCGCCCGCCGGTGACCCAATCATAATCCTCGAGCTGCAGCACATCGAACGCCGGCGCCGCCCAGCCGGGCGGCACATTGGCGCGCCGCACCGCGGGCGCCGCGGGGTCGAGCACCGTCGGCAGATAGACCAGCAAATGGCTCACCAGCCCGTCCGCTTCGTCGCGCGCCGCTGCAACCAGCGCCGCGGTCGACGTCGCCAGCAACGCCCCCAAGGCATCGAGCATCGCCAGCTGCGGCGCATCGAGCGTCCCGCGCACGTCGGGAATCGCAACGCTCGCTGACTCTAACGCGGCGGTCGTCGCGGCATCATAGGCGCAGATCCAACCTTCGCCCGCGATCCACCACCACGGCTCGCCGACCTGAAACTTTGGCGCCAGCCCCGCTGTCACACCGATCGCGACAAACGCCCGCGCGACGAGTTGCAGATATCCCATCGCCGCCGCATTCGCAGGCGATAGCAGGGTCGACGGCGGCTTCCACCCCGTCAGCGCGGGTGCTCCGTGCGCATCGCGCTGCTTCCAGTCAGCCGGGCAATAGGCGTCGAACAATTCGTAGGACAGCGACCAGATCAGCCCCAGACCCGCCGCGCGGCACGCCGCCGCAAGCCCCGCGTGCCACACCGCGCACGGCACATTGAGCGCCCCGCCCGCAACGCTCGCACGAAAGCCGCCCCCCGCCGCCTCGAGCCGCATATAATGGCTCATCCCGACATAATGGACGACATCGCCGCGATAGCCGAGCTGCACGATCTGACGCGCCAGCCGTGCCGGGGTCAGGTGATAGCTGTCGTCATAGCCGCTCGCGATACCCGGGCCCCCTTTGGCCGGGTCCAATTCGGGCATCACCACGTCGCCGATTGCCAGCACCGACCCGGATCCCGATGCGGCGATCGCGCTCATCTCGGCCCAGCCCGCCACCGGCGCCCCCAGCACAGCTTCGCCGCCATCATAGGCTGGCGGCACCAGCGAAATGAACATCCGGTCGATATCGCCCGCCCACACGCGGTCGGCCTCGCCGGGCAACAGGAAGCCGCCGTCGAGCGCATCGAAATCGAGGCGAACGAGAGCATCCTCGCCCGTCCCCTCGGCATAATTCCACAATCGCACATACCAGGCGCGCGGGTCTCCCGCCGCATCGCGCCCCTCGATCGTCAAGGTCGGCCCGTGCAGCGCGTCGAGCGGCTTCACGCCGCCCGACCGCCAGCGGAAGCTCAGCTGCGTGTGCCGGAAATCGCGTTTGGTCTCATAGGCCAGCAAGGGGTGGTCCCAGCGATCCTCAGCCTCCCAGATCAGCCCCGCCAGATCCTGCTTGCGATAGAAGACCGCCTCGACGCGCAGCGCCCCGGGCGTATCGCTCGTCACGCTCGCGATCATCGGCCGCGCGAAATCGACCGTCCAGAAGCGCGGGTCGAACCGCTTCAGCCAGCCTTTCCGATGATGCGGTTCGGCGGCCGCCACCAGCGCCCACCCCATCAATCTTCTCCACTCGTCACAGCGCGCCGCACCGCGCGCGCCAGCTGCCGCCCGGTTTGCGCCAGCCGCTGCGGCTCGCTTCCCGCGTCGCCGCGCACATTCACCGTGATCGCGATATTGCGCGCCGCGCTGCCCGCCGCCTCGACCCGCCCGCTCGCCGTCGGCACGAACAATTCGGGCCCGCGCTCGCCGACCCGATAGGCGCGCCCGGCGCTCACCGGCCCGCCGGTCGCGCGCCCCGGCGCGCCGAACAGCGCCATCGCGATCGACGTGCCGAGCGACAGCAACCCGCCGGCGCCGCCGCCCGATCCGCCACCGCCGCCCATCGCCGCGTTGATGCCGCCCGAAATCGCCGCGCGCGCGATGTCGTTCATCACCGACAGCGCGAGCCGCTTCAGATCCTCGAATCCCACTTTGCCGCTGACGATCGCGCGCGACAACGCGCGCTCGATCGCGCGCCCGGCGTCCTCGGCGCCTGCCACCAATGGCCCGCCCAGCTCGGCGCGCAGCGTCGCAATGTCGCGCCGGAAGGCGCCGGTATCGGCGCGCACCGCCACGACCATCTCGTCGATCTCGTCAGCCATCGGGAAATCTCTCCATCATCGCAGCGAGCGCCGTGCCGTCGACCGGCGTGTCTCCGTCGGCCTCGACCCAGCCAGCCAGCACCGCGCGCACATCGGCGGGGGTCGCGGCCCAGAAGTCGTCGGGCCGCCACCCGGCGACGCGCGCCATCACGCCGGCCAGCGCAATCGCTGCCCGGCCCAGCCCGCCGTCCGCCATCTCACCGCCCCTGCAATATCTGCCCCAGCAGCGCGCGCAGCGCCGGGGTCACCGCCGCAAGCCCCTGCTCGACGACCGCATCGCCGACCGCCTCGCGCGTGAGCGTCTCGGGCCGCTCCTTTACGCAGTGCCAGAACAGGCTGGCCAGTTCGCCGAGCGCCAGCCGCGCATCGGCGGCGCGCTCGACCAGTGCGAACAGCGGCCCCAGTTCGACTTCGGCCGCGACCAGCGCGGCAAAGCTCGGACGCAGTACCAGCACGCGCCCGCCGACGAGCAGTTCCGCCTCGCCGCGCAGCGCATTCGCGGCGCTCACAGGCTCACCACCGCGCCGCTCGATTCGAGGTTCAGCGTGTAATTGCGCTCGCCATTATAATCGCCGGCATAGTCGAGCCGCGTGACGAGGAAGCGCCCGCGCATCCGCTCGCCACTTTCAAAGCTCAGCTCATAATCGTCGAGGACCCCCGACAACGCCGCCCCGCGCAGCCGCACCTCGGCGTCCGACCCGGTAAAGATACCCGCCGCGCTCACCGAAACCGACCGCACCCCGGCCCCCGACAACAGTTCGCGCCAGCCGCCCGAATCCTTGGTTGTGACGTTCACTGCCTCGCCGTTCACCGACATCTGCGTGGTGCGCAGGCCCGCGACGGTCCGGTACGCGGGCGGCACGTCTCCATTGCCGATCTTCAGCAGAAAATCGCTCCCATTTTCAATCGCCATCGTCTAATCTCCTCGGGTAAAAAATCATCCGCTAACGGGGAGTCGCAGGATGCTGATCACGACAATAGTTTTGGCCCTCATGGTGCAGTCGCCCTCGGCGACGGTCGACACGACGCGCGCCGCCTTCACCAAGTGCCTGCGCACCGACATGAAGAAGGCGCTCGAGGCCAAGATGGAAGAGGCCGAATATGAGATGACGGTGAAGGCGAACTGCTCGACCGAACGCGAAGCCTTCCGCAAGGCGGTGATCGCGCTGGGCCGCTCGGGCGGCGATTCCGAAAAGGTCGCATCCGAAGACGCCGAGATGCAGATCGACGATTACCACGCCAATTTCACCGACAAGTTCAAGGACTATAAATCGACCAACACGCTGCCGGGCGACTGATCGCTCCGGCGCCCCTTCCCTTCGGGGGAGGGGCTTTCACGCGGCGAGGCACCGGCACCGCACGATCATCTCATGCCGCCAGCCGCCATCGCGAACCAAGGTGAAGCGCGTCCGTATCGTCCGCGCCCCGACCACCGACCAGGCGCCGGCCGGGCCGCGCATGGCCGTAACCACGGCCTCGATCCGCGCCGCGGCCGCGTCATCGCCCGCTCCGCCGACGCCAACCAGCGCCAGCGTCAGCCGGACCTCGCGCCCGGCGCGATCCTTGGCGCCCCAGTCGCTGCCCTCCGCCGCGCCGACCGTGACATAGGGTGCGCTGGCGCGCGGCGGCGTGCCGTCGAATATCCCGTGAACCATGCCCGTCAGCGCATCGTCGCGCGCGAGCAGGTCCAGCGCCCGCGCGCGCAGCGCGCCCTCGGCACTCGTCATCGTCCACCTCCCAGAGTCAGCCGTCGCCACGGCTGCCACAGCGCCGCGATCGCTGCCGGCGGAGTTGCCCCCGTGCCGTCGCGCGCGTCGTGCAAATACTGGGTCATGCGGACAATGCCCTGCCGGATCGCCTCGGGAATCGCGTTCGCGCCGTCGGCGATCCCGGCGCGATAGGCGACGCGTACCCGCACCGCGCTCCCCGGATCGTCGATCGTCACCCGCGCCGTCCCGTCGCTGCCGATCGCTGTCCGATAGTCGCCGTCGTTCAAGGCCGCCTCGACGCCATCCGGAAACAGCAACGTCACGCCATCGACGCCCACGACCGGGCGCGCGCCGGGCTGGACCGTGCGGCCCCGCGGCGGCAGAATCTCCTCGCCCGCGCGCACGATCAGCCATTGACCGATAAAGGCCTCACAGATGTTCGTCGCGGCGCGGACCAGCCCGGCGACGACCGCATCGTCGATCGTCGCCCCCAGCCGCAGCCAGCTTCGCGCCTCGTTCAGGCTCACCGGGGCCTCGCCCGGCATCAGACTTTCCGCCATCACCGGTCCTCCACCCGCACCGTCATCGACCGTTCGTCGATCTGTCCATCGCTCAGCGTGACCCGGTTGGTCACGCGATAGACCCGGCCGGCAACCCCGCCCGCCAGCGTCACCGTCGCCTGCCTCAGATCATACGCCGCCGCCGCCACCGCGACCCCGCCCGCTTCATCGGGGACGACCGTCCAGACGCTCGCCGTCACGGCCTGCCCACCCGGATAGGCGGCGGCCCAGTCGAACTCGAAATCGATCCGGCTGTCCGGATCCTTCACCATCATCGTCATGCCGGTCCTTTCGCTCAGGGTTTGCGCAGCGCCACGCGCCGGCGCGCTTCGCGCGGCGCGGGCACCGCGTTTTGCGGCGCGGCGGGTTCCGGCCCGCCCCATTCGCTGGCGAGGTCGCGCCGCGCGACATCGCCGATCGCGCGCGCCCCCAGCGCCGATCCGCCCATCATGCCGCCGCCTCCAGCACAGCGATCCGCTGCTCCTGCGCCGCGATCAGGAACAGCGCCAGCTGGTCGGGACGGATTCCGAAACGGTCGCGCGCGGCGCCCGTCGCCTCTTCGGTCCACCCGTCCCAGCAAAGAAAGGCGTATGGCGTCGCGCCGGGCATCCCGGTCGCCCCGCGCGCATCGACCAATCCTTCGTCGGCCATGATGTCCCAGACCGCCTGCGCGCGAACCCCGAAATGAAAGCGCGCGCCGCCCACGCCCTTCTCCGCGATCGCGTCCTGCCATTGATAGAAGCCCAGCTCGGCAGAAATCCGCCGTGCGGCGCGCAGTTCAGCGACGGTCACAGCACCGCGCCATGCCTTGGCGCGCGCATCCGACGTGTTGATCGTCCCCGTCGCGGCAAAGACAACCGAGGCGCGGAACGCCGCGGTGCACAGGGACAGGTTGTTGTCCGTCGCGGCGCGCAGCACGCCGCTGGCTTCCATCACCCAACGCTGGGTAAAGGTCGCGCCGTTGCGATGGCCGAAGCGAATGCGGTCGCCGTCGGCGCAATGCAGCTCCAGCCCGTCGCCGCCGCGCCCGCCCAGTCCATAATTCTCGTTCACGCACAGAAAGGACCGGCCGCTCCCGGCGAGGATGTTGCCGTTGACCTCCAACCGCTCGCCGGGCGTGGCGGTCCCGATCCCGAGATACCCCGCAGCGGTAAGCCGCATACGCTCGATACCCCCGGTGCTCAGCCCGATGGCATCGGCCGCCGGACGCGACAGGCCGGTGTCGGGGTCGGCGGCAAAGCCGATCGCGGGCAAGGCCGCGCTCCCGTCCTGCGCGCCCAGCCGGCCGCCCAGCGTATGGACGCCGGCGGCGTCGCGAAACGCAATCGACGACAGCGGGATGTTCACCCATCCGCTGCCGCGCTGCACGGTCACCAGATCGCCCGCCGCGCCCGTCGCCGCATCGCCGTGCGTCGTCGACAGCGGCTGCTTGCCGGCCACCGCGGTGCCGAGCGCGGCGATATCCGCATCGAGCCCGCTTCCGATCGCATCGATCGCGCCGAACCACGCGGCGCCGACGGTCAGCGCGATCGTCTTCAGCCCCGGCGAAAAATCGACGCGCGCGCCGCCGTTCGACGACGCCGAAACGCTTTCGCGGACCAGCCGTCCCAGCGGATCGGTCCGGCCCTCGCCAACCTCCCACTGATCGGGATGCGCGATACCTGCGACCGCGTAATGAAAGGCCGTATCGGGCGGCACGGCCCCGGCAAAGCGGCGATGGCCCGGTACCGCGCCCGTGGGCGTCAGCGGTCCGGTCCCGCCATCCTGGCACAGCTCGCGCACCAGATCGGCGAAAAAGGGGGTCGGCATGGCGGGGCCATCCTTCTCTTGCTGTCAGGAAAAATTGGCGCCCGGCCCCACCCGAAAGGGAAAGAGCGTGGCCGGGCGCCCGTCGCGCACCAGCTCTATTTAGCTGGCGGCGAATTTCATCAGCTTGATGGCCTGCGAATCGATGATCGCACCGCCGACCCTTTTGGTTGCATAGAAGTGCACGAAGGGCTTGTTGCTGAACGGATCGCGCAGGATGCGCGTCTCGCCGCGGTCGGCGACCAGATAGCCGGCGCGGAAGTTGCCGAACGCGATCGACAGGCTGTTCGCCCCGACATCGGGCATATCTTCGGCCTCGACCACCGGATAACCCAGCAAGGTCGCCGCCTGCCCCTCGACCATCCCCGGCTGCCAGATGAAGGCGCCGTCGGTCGTCTTGAACTTGCGGATGCGAGCAAGCGTGTCGCTGTTCATCACCCAGCACGCGCCCTGCCGGTACGGCGCCTTCAGCGAATGCACCAGTTCGACCAGCCTGTCCTGCGGGTTCGACGCGGGAAAGGCGCCCGCGGTCCCCGTCGCCAGATGCTGCAACGTCCCGAACGCGCGCACGCTGTCGATCTCGTTCGTCGTGGCATAGGTCAGGAACCCCTTCGGCCGGTTCGTGCCATTGCCATTGACGAACGCGCTCCCTTCCGCGACCGCAAACTCGCGGCCGAGCTGCTCGGCCAGCCAGTCCTCGACGTTGAACATCGCATCGTCGAGCATCGCCTGACTCGCCGCCGGATTGGCATAAAGCTCGCCCGACGGCGGCGCGATCTCGGCAAAGCTGCGCGTCGCGGTTTCGGGCCGCGCCGCGGTCTCGCCGACCCAGCCCGCGCCCATCGATCCCGTCGCGACCAGCTTGCGATACCCGCTCGTCCCCGTCTGCACGACGGTCGCGATCGACCGGATCGGCGACAGCGTCTTCAGCGTCGCCGCGATCGAACCGTCGATCTCGCGCGGCACCGCATAGCCGCCGTCGCCGCCGCTCGCCCCCGACAGACTCTTCATCTCGACGCCCGCATCGATCCCGCGCCGCAGGTATCGCTCGACAAAGGCACCCAGCGCCGGATCGGCCGCCTTCGCCCCGTCCAGCGGCAGCCGCGACGCCGCCACCGTCTGCGCATCGACTTGGCGCTGCAACGCCGCAACCGACGCCTTCAATTCGTCGACCGCCTCCGCCGCCAGCACCGCATCGAACGCGCCGTCGAGCGCGTCGGCTTTCACTTCCATATCGTCCATGCGTTTCACTCCTTCACCACCTGAATCACCCGCGCGAGCGGCTGCATCGGCGCCGCAACCAGACTCACCTCGGCGAGGTCGAGCGCCACCAGCTCGCGCGGATTCTCCCCGCGCGACGCGTGCACCCGATAGCCAAAGCTCAATCCGGTCAGCGCGCCCGCCGCGACGAGCTTCGCCGCCGCGGGATGCGTCACCCGCGCCACGACACGCAGCCCCCGCGCGTCCTCCGCCAATGTCTCGATCGTCCCGATCGGCGCCCCCGGCCGATGCTGCCACAGCAAGGGCACCCCCCGCCCCGCCTTCAAACTCGCCGCAAAGGCCCCGCTGCGCACCACGTCGCCGCCGCGATCGACGCAGTCGAACACCGAGGCATAGCCCGCAAAGCGCACGCTCATTTGAGAAGCCCCGGTAGCCCCAGCTTCATCGCCAGCCCGACCACCAGCAGCGCCAGCATACCGCGTACCGCCCAGTCGATCACCGCCGCCCAAACGCCCTTCTTCGCATCGCGCCACGCGCCGAGCAGCTGGCGCAAATCGCTCACATCGTCGCGCGCCGCCTCGTCGGCGAGGCCGAGCCTTGCCAGCGCCCGCCGCGCGCCCAGCTCGCTCGCCTCATCGACCACCGCACGCAGCAACGCCGCGTCAGGCGCGTTCGTCCCCGCCAGCGCGATCAGCCGCGCCAGCGCCTCTTCCTCGTCCATTTGTGTAACTCCTTCGTCATCCCGGACTTGATCCGGGATCCACGGCGGCGCCTAAGTCATGGACCCCGGATCAAGTCCGGGGTGACGGTGCAGGCTACCCCAACCTCAGCAGCGCCTTCTTCTCGTCCGCGGTCAGCCAGTCCGCCGCCGACACCTCGCGCCACAGCGCCATCCGGTCCTCGGCCAGCGCCGGCACCCGGTCGAGGTCGACGCGCAGCTCCGCGCCATCGAACCATCCTGCCAGCCCCTGTGAAATCGCTCCCAATATCTTCGCGCAAAGCGGCAGCACCGTCAGCCGCCACAGCGCGCGATTCGCCTCGCGATAATTGGCGTAGGTCGCATCTCCGGGCAGCCCGAGCAGCATCGGCGGCACCCCGAATGCCATGGCGATCTCGCGCGCGCTCGAATCCTTGAGCGCGAGGAAATCCATCTCCGCCGGCGACAGCGACAGCGCCTGCCATTTGAGCCCGCCCTCGAGCAGCAGAGGCCGCCCCGCATTCGCCCCGCCCGCAAAGCTCTCGGCCAGCTCCTCGCGCAGCCGGTCGACCTGCTCGGCCGATAGCGGCATCCTCTTGTCGCCCGGATCGTGCACCAGCGCCCCCGAAGGCCGCGCCGCATTCTCCAGCAGCGCCGCATTCCACTTCGCCGCCGCATTATGCGCCGCGATCGCGCCCGTCGCCGCGCCCAGGCACCCCGCGCCATAATGATCGTCGAGCGGATGCAGCGCCTTCACATGCACCACCGCCACCCGCCCCGCACCATCCTCGGCGGGCAGCACCGCCGCCGACCCGCCCGCCTTATACCGATAAGCCACCGGCCACCCGCGACCATCGGCCTCGACCGTCACCCGCTCGGGCCGCAGCGCAAACAGCTCGGCGGGCGCCCCCGCACCATCGGTCAAAATCTGCACATAGCCATTGCCGTGCAGCAGCAGCTGCGACGCCAGCGTTTCGACGAGCCCCTGCCCGCCCGACGTCGCGGAAACGAGCGCCGCCAGCGCCGGGTGGCTCGCCACCAAAGGCGCGCTGCCTGCGGCCTCGGCCACAAGCCGCACCGCCCGCTGCACGATCGCATTGGACAGGTACCCTTCGCGCACCTGCGCCTCCCATGAGAGCGGCGCGGGCGCGCTCCAGCTCCCATAGACACGCGACAAAGCGGGCCGCGCAGGATGCTGCGCGGCCTTACGGCCAAACCAGTTCATGATGATCTCCTATGTGTACCCCGGCGAAGGCCGGGGCCAGTGCGGAATGGCACGACATCAATGGGCCCGGCTTCGGCCGGAGCACGGAACTTCAAACCCGACGCACCCCCGGCCTCGGCCCCTTGCGCAACCCCTCCAGCAAAGCCGCCAGCGCCCAGACGCACGCATCGGCCCGATCGGGCGAGCGCCCCGGCCCCGCATAACCACCGCCGACCTGCAACCCGCAAAGCTGGTCCTCAAGGTTCGCGAACGCCCCCGCGTGCACCACCTCGCCACGCTCGTAAGCGATCGCGACCGGCTCGGCGCGGCGCGCCTTGCCGACACTCGCATGGACCGGCACCACGGGCAGCGTGCAGTCGGCCTGGCGCAGCGTCGCCTCGACCATCTCGCCGCCCATATTGCTCTCGGCCACGATCCGGTCGGCGCCCCAGCGCGCCGCCGCCACCGCGACCGCCTGCGCCCAGACATGCGGCGGCGGGTTCTCGACGCTCGCATCCTCGACCACCGCCAGCCGCCCGTCACGCAGCAACGCGGCGACCACGATTCCGCACGCGTCGCCGCGGCTCGTCGCGGGCGGATCGACCCCGATCACCACGCGCACCGGCTTGGCCGCCGCATCGGCACCGACCCGGCACCGCTCGATCAGCGCGCGCGTCCACAGCGCGCCCTCGACATCCTCCAGCATCTCGCCGTCGAGTTCCTGCCGCCCCAGCCGCGTGCCGCCATATTGCGCGATCATATGCGTCACAAAACTCGCGGGCAGGTGCGGATTCTGTGCCGTCCGCCCGAGACTCGTCACGCATCCCGGCACCGCCGCAACCTTGATCATCAGCGGCACCGGACGCGGCGTCGTCGTCACCAGCACGCGCGGCTTGTCGCCCAGCCGCATCCCCAGCATCAGATTGTCCCAACCCGCCTCGCCGCCTTTCGGCCATTTCGCCAGTTCGTCGCACCAGGCGACATGATGTTCGGGACCGCGCAGATTCTCGGGCGCACCAACCGAAAACAGTGTGGCCACCGCACCGCTGTCGAAATGCAGTTCACGCAAACGGTATCGCCACTTGGGACCCTCGTCGGCGCGCGCCACCGCCAGCAGCCCGCTGGGGCCCTCGATCATCACGCGCATCCCGTCATTCTCGTTCGCGGCGACCAGCGCGATCCGCGCGCCGGGCATACGCCGGGCCATTTCGCTGATCCATTCGGCCCCCGCACGTGTCTTGCCGAACCCGCGTCCGGCGCGGATCAACCAGACTGGCCAGTCGCCGGGGGGCTCGCGCTGGCCATCATGCGCCCATTGATACCAGCGCTCGTCCAATTCGTGGAGGTAGCGGCGCGGAACCGTGCGCAGCAGCCGCTGCCGGTCGTCGGGGGACAGCGCCAGCAGCCGGTCGAGGATGGTTTCGCCCTCGCGCAGCGCCAGCCGCTCGAGCCACCGTGCCAACTGCACTATTTCGCGCCCTTCTCCGCCTCGCGCTCGCGATGCTGTTCCATAATCGCGATGCGGCGCAGAATTTCCGCATCGGTCTCCTCCGCCGTCGGCCGATTGTGCGCGTTCGGACGGATGCGCTTGGCGCGGCCGCCCTCGATGCTGGCGCGATGCTTGTTCATCAGGTCGATCGCCTGCGCGACGGTCATCGCGCCGACGGCCGGTATCGCGTCGGGATTGTCGTCATGCGCGACTTCGATCGTCTGGATCGCGCGCTCGACCAGCGCCATTTCCAGCCGCGCATAACCGCTTTCGAGCGCCGCCTGCCATGCCTCGGCAAACGACGGATCGCGGCGGCGCAACGAATAGGCGGCCGACGGCGTAAAGCCGGCCGCCGCCGCCGCACGGCGCACATGACAGCTTTCGGCCAGCACCTCCAGAAAGGCCTGTTTCTGAAGGTCGCTTATGTGCCGCCACTGGGGAAGCGGACGTCCCTCGTCCGGCCGTGCGCATTCGTCGTCCGCCGCTTTGTCCAT